TTGGCAGGGGAATCCTCCACAGATAATGTCCGCATATCTGAGATTGTCAGCTCCAACTGTTTTGATGTCATCGAATCGCTCCGCTTCAGGCCAGTGCTTTGCAAGTACGTTCCTGCAAAAATCATCCTGCTCAACTTGCCAGATTGTTTTGCCGACACCCGCAACCTCGAGACCTAGCTCGAGGCCACCGATGCCAGAGAATAGACTACCTATTGTAAGCATGAGATGCCCCACCTCCTAAGTAAATAATTTTTCATAGGGATTTGATAACCATTTACGTCGTTGCGGAGGTGGGGCAAATTTCATAATTCGTCTTGCTTCTTGTTGCGCTGAAATCGTGCAACTTCTTTCTGGATGCCTTTGCTAAGCCTGCGGCGAGTCGTCAGCTCAATCCCGACTGCAACAAAGAAAAGAGCAAAGGCAAGAGCCAGAAAGCAAAGTGCGAATACTATGCCGCCCATTAGAAAGGAGTCCCGCCACCGCTAGGTGCGTTCTTAGGCGTCATAAACTGCATTTCATAGCCGATGATGTCGGTCGTATAACGAGTATTACCTTCCTTGTCCTGGTACTGGCCGTACTCGATTCGCCCCTCGATATAAACCTTCTGGCCCTTTTTAAGGTACTCCCCGCATACCTCTGCTTTTTTCCCGAACATTGTGACCTTATGCCACTGGGTCGAATCTTCCCCGTCTTTTTTCTTCTGGCTGGTGGCCAGTGTGAATTTGCAGATAGCCATACCTTGACCAGAGAAAGCCATTTCTGGGTCTTTTCCTAAATTTCCAATCAAGATAACTTTGTTTACTGACGACATTCTGTCACTCCCTGATGTTAGATTTCTGTTGACGTTAACCGCAACAACACTTAAGGTCAAGGCAGGACTAACAGAAAAGGAGTTCTTATGGAACTGAAAGATTCTAAGATTTTATCATCAACGGACCATGCAGCCATCCAGGGTATGCATAAATGGTCGAGCAAGAACAGTATATTTAGGCGCGTTGTCTTTGGCGAGGAGAAGCAAGGCAATACGGATATCTTGGAGCGAGGCTTGTTCATGGAGCATGGGCATTCGCAAATGGTTGCCAGCAATCTGTCGAAGAACGGATACAAGGTGGTGCTTAAGAGAGCACCTACGCTGTTCTATGAGGTAGACGGTGTGCCAATGAGACTTACCGGCGACTACTTTGCCGTACCGTCTTCGCGCCACCGCAAGGCGTTGTTTGGTGTAGAGCTCAAACAAGCGCACGGCCAGCAGCGCAGTGCGTGGGGTGAGGCAATGTCGGACGATGTCCCTGAGATGTACAAGATTCAGGCGATTATGCAGTGCTACAAATATGGTTGGCCCTTTGTAATTCTTGACGCTGACTTTAGTCACCATGCTTTATCGACGCCATTCCTTATCCACGCCGACAATGAGCGAGCCGCGCAGATTGAGCAAGACTCGGTAAAGTTCTGGAAAGACCATGTTCTTACAGGCATTGCGCCGGAGGTTGATGACTCAGCCGAGTGCCGCAAGACGTTGCTTGAGCGAGAAAGGTTTCTTGACTCACAGCGTCAGATGACACCGGAAGAGATTGAGCACGCAAATCGTATTGTCGAGATTGTGGCGATGCAGGATGAGCTTGATAAAGAAAAGACGAAGCTACAGAATGAGCTGATTAAATCTTCTGGCTCCTACGAGCGCTTAACTCATCCCGTCTTGGTTGGCGACGGCGGCAACGGCAAGCTTGTTGACAAGTCTTTTGCTGTATTCACGGAAAACAAGGACGGCAAGCGTGCTGCTCGCTGCTACCCTAAAACATTCGCAGGAGGTCTATAATGACAAGCGCACTTACACAGTTAGGGCCGCAGAGTTTTGCTGAAACCTTGCAACTGGCTGAGATTGCATCAAAGTCGGGGCTTGTCCCGTCAGCCTATCGCGGCAAGGTTCAAGATATTATTATTGCAATCCAGAAAGGCGCAGAGGTTGGCCTCAGTCCCTTGCAGTCGTTGGATTCTATCAGCGTAATTAATGGGAAGGCTGTTATGTGGGGGGATGCTCAATTGGCTGTCTGCATGGCCGATGCAACCTTTGTTGATGTCAAAGAGTGGTGGGACAATAAAGACACCGAGCAGGCGATAGCGCACTGCAAGGCGAGGCGCCTGAACAAGCTGGGTGAGGTCAGTGAGTACACATATTCGTTTAGTGTCGATGACGCAAAGAAAGCGTTCCTCTGGAATAACAAGAGTAAGCACCCGTGGATTCAGTATCCTATGCGGATGCTACAAATGCGAGCACGGGCTTTCTGTTTGCGTGCGGCCTTTGCTGATGTATTGAAAGGCTTTAGTGCAGGCGAAGAGGTAAGAGATTATCATAAGCAGGTCACTCCGAACCCTGCGCCGGTTAAGCACCCAGCTCTTGATGCAGTTGTGCCCAAGGTGGCGCCGACTGACTCGACGCTTCCAGGCGTTGTTGAGGCTGAGTACATTTCTTGCGAGGACCCGAAGCCGGAGCCAAAGAAGCAAGAGATTGTTTCAATTCTTCAGGTCCCTGGAGTGCTGACACCAGAGAAGCCAAAGAAGGCTAAGAAGAAAACTAACAAGGAGCGGTGCGCTGATGCGATTAAGGCGTACAGTGAAAAGTTCAAGGTTTCACAAGATGCCTTGCTTAGAAAAGCTGAAATTAAGACACTAGACAAGGTTACCAACAAGCAGATTAACTGGTTGCTGGAAACGTACAACGCACTGAAGTCTGGGGCGCTTACCCCCGCCGAGGTCTTTGGTGATGATTGTTTTGAAGACTCCATTCCACCTGTGCCACCGGTTCCCTCCAGTGGCGGAGGTGAGGACGCGCATCCGTGAGTGGTCTTCAGAACTGGGCAGCTTGGTACGCTTGCAATGGGTTCGAGATTTTCCCCGTCCACACTGTGGTGCGGGGGGTCTGCTCTTGCGGCGTATCAAGCTGCGACTCGCCTGGCAAACATCCAGCTTCGATGCGTGGGGTTAAAGACGCAACGACTGACATGGCTCAGGTGATTCGTTGGTGGGTTGAGAATCCAAACTACAATATAGGTCTGCACTGCAATCAGTTTACTGTGCTCGATGTGGATGGTGAAGAGGGTAAGGAGACACTGCGGGAGCTGGTCAAGAAGCATCGCGATGTGTCTACCTTCTCCAATGGACCGCGAGCTGTGACGGGTGGTGGTGGCTATCATTTTTTCTTTAAGCCGTCTGGCCTTGGCAACAAGGTAAAGTTTGCTCCAGGGTTAGACCTCAAGGGTGATGGTGGCTACATCGTGGCGCCGCCTTCATTGCACCATTCGGGCAGAAGGTACAAGTTTGAAATAGGACTAAAAGAGGGACTGATTCCAGAAGTACCGGGCTGGCTCGTGAATCTAGTTAAGAAGAAGAGCAGCGGATTCAAGCGCCACTCTTTGCCAGGCTCCGATAAGGAAAAGCCAAAGGTGGATATTGAGAGCTTGCCTTCTATTGGTGACGGTTCGCGCAACGACGAGTTGGCAAAAGTGGCAGGTAGATTTTTTTGGGAGGGGCACGCAGCGTCGGAAGTTGTGGAGCTTACCGATAAGGTGAACAGGCTCAAGTGCCTGCCGCCGGTGTCCCGTCGTGAAGTTGAAAGAATTGTGAGCAGCGTCTCACGATATCATTAAGAAAGGGTTGGTTATGGAAGTAACAATTAAGTTTTTTTCTCAGGTTATAGACAAAGAATCGTTTGGCGGTGAGGAGCCAGATGACCCGTTCTTTGGAATTACGTTTAAGTCAAAAAAAGAAGGGCGCCGCATTTTGCCTTTAGCTGAAGTTGGTGAACTTTCAGCCGTCGAGCTGGCTAAAGCAATTAAGGCTGACTGTGGTTTAAGCGGTGATATGACCACATGGGTTTGCGCCATTATCAATAATGCAGTGGAGCAGGAAAACAAAGGGGTTTCAAACGCTCTTATGACTGGGGGCATTCTTAAATTGCAGGCGGTTAAATACAGTGATTACCAGAAAGAGGTTGGCCAATGAGTGACTACAACTATCAAGGGACTGCCGCTTATACTCGGGCAGATGAAGAAAGAAGCATGGACGACGGAGAGCCACGGGGCTTGCCAGATGGGTACTGCCCTGAAGACGATGACCGTCCAGCCATGAAAGACCTGGAGCAGTGGACAGAGGATTA